AGCAAGCAAACAACCGCCGCGCACGCGGCACAGCAACACAAGGAACCACACAATGGCTTTCGACTTAAACAGCATTCGCAAAGGCAAGACTATCCATGCCCCTCGCATGTTCTTGTATGCCACGCATGGCATTGGCAAGAGCACGTTTGCCGCTCAGGCGCCCAACCCGATCTTCATCTGCACCGAGGACGGCCTGGGCGCGATCGACACATCCAGCTTCCCGCTGGCCAAGTCGAGCGCCGACGTCATAAACGCGCTGCGCACGCTCTACACCGAGCAGCACGACTACAAGACCGTGGTACTCGACTCCGCTGACTGGATGGAAAACATACTGCAGCGCGAGATCGAGACCAAGTACGACGCCAAGGAACTCAGCTACGGTAAGGGGTCACTGATCCTGGCCGACAAGTGGCGTGAGCTGCTGGAAGGGTTCAATGCTCTGCGCAACGAAAAGAACATGGTGGTGATTCTGATCGGCCACTGTGAAATCAAGCGGTTCGACTCTCCTGAAGTGGAGCCGTATGACAGATATCAGCCCAAGCTGCAGGGGCGCGCCAGCGCGCTTGTGCAAGAGTGGGCCGATGCAGTGTTGTTCGCCAACTATCGCACCCTTATCAAGAAGGAAGACGTTGGCTTCAACAAGTCGGTGAGTCGAGGCATCACGACGGGTGAGCGTCTGCTGTATACGCAGGAGACGCCAGCCTATCTGGCCAAGAATCGCTACAACCTCCCACCGTCGATGCCGCTGGATTGGGCCGCGTTTGCAAACGCGATCTCGTCCTCGGCGCAATAACTCCTTGAAAGGCATCACTTGAACACCCGCATCTACACCGTGAAGAACGTCACTACCGACGAAGTGAAACTCGTCGAGGCTGGTCACCCCTCGCAGGCCATCAAGCTGGTCGTTGACGGCCAGTACGAGGTCACCGCAGCCAACACCAGGGACGTCGCCAACTACCTGGAGGGTGGTGGTCGCATCCTGCGCGCCACCCCTTCGATCGACTGATCGAGTTTTTCTCAACTGCCACGAAGAAAGGATTGAACGATGGCAAACCTAAACGGCTTTGATGCCTCACAAGTTCCCGAGCAGCAGGAGTTCTCCGCGCTGCCCGAGGGCCAGTACGTGGTCATCGCCACGGCCTCCGAGATGAAGCCCACCAAGTCGGGCACCGGCTCCTACTTGCAGTTCACCTTCGAGGTGCTGGACGGCCCCTGCAAGGGTCGCAAGCTGTGGGCGCGGTTGAACCTGCAGAACCAGAACCAGACCGCGGTGGACATCGCCCAGCGCGAACTGGGTGCGATCTGCCGTGCCGTGGGTGTCATGAAGCCCAAGGACAGCGCCGAACTGCACAACCGTCCGATGCTCATCACCGTGGGCGTCGAGGTCGATGACAAGAAGCGCGAGAGCAACGTCATCAAGAAGTACGAGGGCGTGGCCGTCGCGTCTGGCGCCCCCGCGTCTGCGCTGGGTGCCCAGGCCCCCGCCCCCGCCCCCGCTGCGGCCCCGGCCGTGGCCCCCTGGATGCGATAGGGGCACCGCACATGGACGTTACCCAGATCCCCATCACCCTGACGATGCCCGTGGGGGCCGTCAACGTCATCCTCAACGCTCTGGGCAAGCTGCCGCACGACGAGGTCAACGAGTTGGTCGTTGGAATCCGTCGGATCTCGCTGCAGCAGATCCAGGAGCACCAGCAGAAGGCCCAGGCCGAGGCGGCCCAGCCGCCGGCTCAGGCCGACAGCGAGGGGGGTGATCCCGCATGAGCACCGACGCCACCATCGAGGCCGAGATCCAGGCCAAGGGCCTGACCGCGCCGCGCATCACGCCGGCTGACATTGAGGCGAACATCGCCTCGGAGCACTACTTCACGGCCGCTCAGGGGGTGTCTATTGCCCGTGTGGGCACGGACCTGCCGGTCGGTGTGCCCGAGCCGCTGCACCTCCTGACCTTCTGCGTCCTGGTGCTGCGCAACGGCTTCACCGTCACGGGTGAAAGCGCCTGCGCCAGCCCGGAGAACTTCGACGCGGAGGTCGGGCGCAAGGTGGCACGCGCCAATGCCGTCAACAAGGTCTGGCCGCTGATGGGCTACGAGCTTCGCAACCGGCTGGCCTCTTGAGCACCGCGGTTACTCCTGCCGCGTGATCGCGCCCAACCCCAGCGTGTGCAAAGGGGTGACAGCCGGGAAAGACCGGCCCTATCCGAGAGCGGCCCGAGGGCTGCTGCCGCATAGGAGAGAGCGATGGACTACGACAAGCAGATGCGCGAGATGATGATCCACATGGGCAACAACTTCTCCCCGGAGGAGTTCGCTTCCTTTACCAGGAGTTGTTCGATCGCCCTGGCCGAGACCATGGCCCTGATCGCCGACAAGGCCACGCTGGCGCGCTCGCTGGCCGTGCTGTTTCAGACGATGGCCGAGTATTCGCTCGACGCCTGGGACACGATGAACAAGCAGCAGCAGGAAGCCCGGGCCATGCCCGCAGAAGAGTTCCTGCGCCACGTATTCAACCCCACCCAGACGAACGACTGATGGCTGATCTCACCAAGCACGTTGACGCGATCGCTGCAGCGATCTTTGAGCAGTACGAGAAGACCGGCAACGCCGAGCAGGCCCGCACCTACCTGGGCGCCTCGGTGATCGGCAACGAGTGCTCCAGGGCCTTGTGGTACGGCTTCCGCTGGGCCGGCCGCGAGAAGTTCGAGGGCAGAACTCTGCGCCTGTTTCAGACGGGGCACTTGGCCGAGGTGTTCCTGGTGGCGGCGCCAAGTGGCACGTCCTGGAGTTCAAGACGCACTCATCCAAGAGCTTCGCCGACCTCAAGAAGAAGGGCGTCAAGGCCGCCAAGCCCGTCCACTACGACCAGATGCAGTGGTACATGGGCAAGAGTGGAATGGATCGCGCCCTGTATCTCGCGGTCAACAAGGACGACGACGACCTCTACAGCGAGCGCATCGAGTTCGACCCTGTGCGGTTCGAGCAGATCCAGGCCAAGGCCGAGTCAATCATCTTCGGCCAGACCCCGCCTGCCAAGATCTCCGACGACCCCAAGTTCTACCTGTGCAACTGGTGCGCGCACAACGCCGTTTGCCACGGCGGCCAAGTCCCTGCCGTGTCCTGCAGAACCTGTGTCCACTCCACGCCGGAGCGCGAGGGCGATGGCCGCTGGACGTGCGCGAAGGGCCAGGAGAAGGTTGACATCCCGGTCGAGATCCAGCGCAAGGGATGCCCGGGCCATCTGCCACTGCCGTTCCTGCTGACCTACGCCGAGCCCATCGACGCGGCCGACGGCTGGATCCGCTTCCAGCGCAAGGACACGGGCGCACAGTTCATCGTGGCCGATCGCTTCTGCGCTCCGGCCAATGATGTCCCGGTCTACGCCACGCAGGAAATCAGCGCGGCCAAAGACCATCGAGCCATTGCCGACCCCGGCATCGAGCAATACCGTCAGCAGTTTCAAGGAAGGATAGTTGGATGAGCACCCGTAGCAGTTACCGTGACGTCGAGATCGAAGTTATCCGCTGGGCCGAGGCCCGCAAGATCATCCCGCGCTCGACCGCGATGGCCCAGGCCATCAAGACCCATGAGGAATTGGGCGAGCTTTGGTCGGCCCTGCACCGCGGCGACCGGAACGAGATCATTGACGCCTACGGCGACATCATGGTCACGCTCGTGATCGGCGCCGACCTCGCGGGCATCGACCTTGTGGATGCCATGCAGCACGCCTACGCGCAGATCAAGGATCGGCGCGGTACGCTGCGCGAGGACGGGGTGTTTGTGAAGGAGGAGGCGTGACCCTGAAGGACGTCAGCCACCACGGGTACGGACTCAATCTGGATGAACTGCCGAAGAGTGGATCGGAAGCGGCGGCGTGCGGCTTTCGGTTTTACTACACCGGCAGACCTTGTGCGCAAGGACACAACTCTCCTAGATACACAAAAGCCGGTGGCTGTGTTGCGTGCAATCGAGTCAAGAACGTCAAGCGTCTCGGCGTAGACGAGTCGCGTGCCGGTGTGAGGGCCGTCAAGCATCACACTCGAATGCTGGCTCATAAGGCTGGGCTCACAACTTATGAAAGCCCAGATCCTTGCAAAAGCGGCCATTACAAGCGTTGGGTCTCCACCAACAACTGCATTCAATGCGACGGAGAAGCCCGACGCAGACACAAGATCAGTTCCAGGTTCTCACGAATCAAGAAGCAATATGGTTTGACACGCGACGCCTACATGGCAATGGTTGAACGGCAGTCTGCGTCGTGCGCGATTTGCGGCCACACTCCCGAGTCTCACTTCTCTCTACACGTGGATCACTGCCACTCAACTGGTCGAGTCCGCGGCCTGTTGTGCAGCAAGTGCAATCAGGCCATCGGCCTGTTTTCAGAAGATGTTTCACTGATGCAAAAAGCAATGAGGTACTTGGCATGACTTTGTCTCTTCGCTCATATCAGGTTGAGGCCATCCAAGCTCTATACAAATACTTCGAGAGCAACAGCGGAAATCCGTTGATAGTGCTGCCCACAGGTGCAGGCAAGTCTCTGACTCTTGCGGCATTCATCAAGCAAGCAATAGAGCAGTACCCTGGCACGCGGATGATTGTTCTGACGCATATAAAGGAACTGATCGAGCAGGACGCGAAGGCCATCATCCGGTACTGGCCCCAGACCCCCATCGGCATCTGGTCTGCCGGCCTGGGGCAGAAGACCAAGCACCAGATCACGGTGGCCGGTATCCAGTCGGTCCACCGCCTCCCGGCCAAGTTCTCACCGATCGACCTCGTCCTGGTGGACGAGGCGCATCTGATCCCGCGCAACGCCGACACCATGTACGGCCGCTTTCTGGACGGCCTGCGCGCACACAACCCGGCGCTCAAGGTGATCGGCCTGACGGCCACGCCCTACCGCATGGACAGCGGCATCCTGATCGAGGGCAAGGATCGGATCTTCACCGACATCGCCTACGAGGCCAACGTGGCCGACCTCATCAAGGACGGCTATCTCTGCCCGCTGGTGGCCAAGCGCGGCGCGACCGAGGCCGACCTGTCCGGTGTCCATGTCCGCGGCGGCGAGTTCGTGGCCAGCGAACTCCAGGCCGCGATGGACAAGGGCTACCTCATTGAAGGGGCCATGGACGAGATCGCCCGTCTGGCCCACGACCGCCAGCACGTTCTCGGGTTCTGCGCCGGCATCGACCATGCCAAGCACTGCGCCCAGGCTGCCCGTGACAGGGGCTGGACTGCAGACTACGTCAGTGGGGAGATGGCTGCCGGCGAGCGTGACGCGAAGATCAATGCCTTCAAGAGCGGGAAGATTCGCTTCCTGTTCAACGCGATGCTGCTCACCACCGGGTTCGACTACCCGAGCATCGACTGCATCGTGATGCTGCGCCCGACCAAGAGCACGGGCCTGTACGTGCAGATCATGGGCCGTGGGCTGCGCAAGGACGGGGTGAAGGAGAACACCCTGGTGTTGGACTTCGCCGGCAACGTGCAGCGCCACGGCCCCATCGACCAGATCAAGGTCAAGCGCAAGGGCGGCAAGGGCGAGGGCGTAAGCGTGGCCCCAGTCAAGGAGTGCCCAGACTGCCACGAGCTTGTCTACACCTCGATCATGGAGTGCCCTGGCTGCGGCCATGTCTGGGAGCGAGCCGCTGCGCACGGCACCGAGGCGGCCGACGCCGTGATCGTGGCCGCGCTGGAGAAGCCACGCGAGTACGAGGTGGACCGCGTCGAGTACGAGAAGCACGAGAAGGCTGGCAAGACGCCGAGCCTGAAGGTCACCTACTACTGCGGGGTCTCGACGTTCTCTGAGTGGGTGCCGATCGAGGACGATCGCCCCTTCGTGAAGAAGCACGCCGTCCGCTGGTTCTGGGACCGCGGGATGATGTGCCCGCAGACGGTTGACGAAGCCATGGCCATCGCAGAAGAGAAGATCCCGACACCCAAGACCATCTCGGTCAAGATGGAGGGCAAGTATTGGCGCGTGACAGGGATGCAGTTGGGTCCGCTGCGCTACGGCCTTGCCAAGGCCATCCGTCGCAAGACCTGGGTTGAGTTCGCGCAGGAGTACGCATGAGGACAGCAACCGATCCGTTCAAGATCGACGGCCCGACCTGCATCAGCTTCAGCGGTGGGCGCACCACTGGGTGGAGTACCTGCCCGATGGGGCGGGATGGCGGCAAGTGACCTTCGAGACAGCCAGTCGTGACGGCGAACCATTCGAGGCGTTGATCCGGGCGCGCAACTACTTGCCAAACCCAGTGGCGCGGTTCTGCACCGTGGAACTGAAGATCCTGCGGATCGCTGATTACATGCGCAGCTTGGGGCATGAGGAATTTGATGTGCTGGTAGGTATCCGCGCCGACGAGCCGGTGCGAGTGGCCAAGCTGCGCGCCGACCCGAGTGGCGGCACTCGCGGCATTGAGCGCCGCGCCCCACTTGCTGACCTTGGGATTGGCCGCAGCGAGGTGGGCCGCTATTGGCAGCAGGCATCCTTTGATCTGGCGCTGCCCAACGTGAACGGCACAACGATGCACGGCAACTGCGATCTGTGTTTTCTCAAGCACAGCGCCATCGTCATGAGCCTGATCGCCGAGAAACCAGAGCGGGCTGCGTGGTGGGCCAAGCAAGAGCACAGCATCACCAACCCCAAGATCACAAACGGCGGCACGTTCAGAAGCGACCGTCCGAGTTACGCGCAGATGCTGAACTTCGCGCAGACGCAGACCGATGCCTTCGGATACGACACCGGCATACCCGACGACGGCATCGAGTGCCTGGGATGCACCGATTGACTGGAGCCAAGACATGAAGCCCATCGAGATCCAGGTCAAGATCCAGTGCGCCGAGCGCGAGGCCCACTACTGGCGCGAGATCCTGCGCAAGAAGTCTTGCGCCGACTGCATCAACTGGTACGACTCCGGCTGCAAGCTGGCCAACGGCGAGCGCCCGCCGCCCGAGGTTGAGAAGGTTGGATGCCCAGCGTGGGAGTGGGACGAGATCCCCTTCTGATGCTGATCCTGACAGAGCAGGAGATCCAGCAACTCACCGGCCGGCAGCGCAGGCCGGCCCAGCTTCGCGCCCTCAAGTGGATGGGCATCGAGCACCGCGTCCGTCCTGACGGCAGCATTGCCGTTCTGCGCGAGCACGTTCAGAATGTCCTGGGCGTGACACCACAACGACAGGGGACGACGCATGAGCCAGACTGGTCTGCGCTCACGTAGGCAACGCCGGCCGGAGAACAAGGGCCTGCCGGCCCGCTGGCAGTGGCACAACGGCGCCTACTACTACCGGGTGCCCCCGGGCCTGGAAGGGGCCTGGGACGGCAAGAAACGCTTTTGGCTGGGCAAGGCCCTACACGAGGCCCACGCGGCCTACGCGGCCCGCATAGGGGCCGTGGAGAGCCTGCGCACCGTTGACGACCTCCTGGACCGCTACAGCCTGGAGGTGACACCGGCCAAGCCGCCCAAGACCCAGGCCAACGAGTTGCGCTACATCCGGCTGCTGCGAGCCGTGTTCGGCAAGATGCCCCTGGCCGCAGTCAAGCCGGCCCACGTCTACGGCTACGTCTCGCGCCGCAAGAAGAAGGTCATGCGCGACGGCGTCGAGGTCGAGGTGCCGGCGCTCACCGCCGCTCACCGGGAGATCGAGGTGCTGTCGCACGCCTTCACCAAGGCCGTGCAGTGGGGCGAGATCGACCGCCACCCGTTCCGCGATCAAGTGCGCCTGGACGGCGATCTGGCCCTGCGCCCGCGCACGCGCTACGTCGAAGACTGGGAGGTGCTGGAGTGCCTGTCGCTGGACTCGCGCCGCAAGAAGGGCTCGGTCCTCATGATCCAGGCCTACATCCGGCTGAAGCTGCTGACGGGGATGGCCAGGTCTGACCTGCTGCGGCTGCGCGCCGGGGAGCATCTGCGCGACGATGGCATCCACGTCACGCGCCACAAGACCCAGGCCACCACCGGCAAGGCCACCATCTACACCTACGAGATGGTGCCCGAGCGCAGAGATGCCGTGGAGCAGGCCGTCAAGGCTCGCCCGTGCCTGTCACCGTTCTTGTTCTGCAACGGCCGCGGCGAGGGCTACATCGACGAGAAGACGGGGCAGAGCCACGGCTGGGATTCGATGTGGCAGCGGTTCATGGACCGTGTGCTGCGCGAGACCTCCGTGCGCGAGCGATTCACCGAGCACGACCTGCGGGCCAAGGTTGGGTCTGACGCGGAGAGCCTGGAGCGCGCCAGGGCGCTGCTGCAGCACGCCGACCAGAGCACCACGCAGCGGGTCTACAGGCGCAAAGCAGAGCGCGTGTGACCCATTCCCAGGCCTGTGACCCACGGGCCCCTTGTGGAGGCCCGCAAGTCCTTGAATAGTGGCGCGCCCGGCAGGATTTGAACCCACGACCCCCTGGTTCGTAGCCTGACACTCTGCTGGACAGAACGGCCCATCGTTTCAGGATCTTGCGGTTTGTCCAGTGGGTCACGGTGGACACCGATAGGACGTCGCAAGCCCTTGAATCGACAGCGTGCCCCGCCCTCCTGTGACCCACGTTTCTGGCACGCTTCGTGATCCTGGACGGACTGGAATCAAAGGAAGAGTCATGGGACAGGCGCTTGAGAAAGTTCTGAACGAGACAACTCACCCCGAGGTTGAAGCGGCCATCGAGGAACTGAACACAATGCGTGCCGTACAGGCGCACTTGCTGACGCATTACGTCGCCATTCGGCGACACAACGACTCACTTCACGACGCCCTGCACCACCTACTCCCCCGCGACATCTGATGCCACCCGGCCGCGCATCTCCCTCGGTGCGCCCTTGATGATTCGGGTCTCCTTGTCCAGGTTGCGATTCTTGACCCTGCTCCTGATCTGCTGCGGGCCGATCACGATCGGCGTGTTCGGGTTCTTGGTGTTCCAGTCGTCGCGCCGCTTGATGGCGGCCTGGATCATGGCCTCGTCGCCTTGAACGATGCCTCGCACCCACTGATCGACGATCGAGGCTTCGACGTTGCGCTGCAGGGCGATGTCCTGCTGCACGGGCATGGTCTTGCGAGTGACCTCGGCCACCACCGTCGGGTTGAATCCGACCGCCTTGATGGCCGCGTCGCCCAGCGTGGTGTCCACCACCCGGCGCCCTGCCCGGTCCACCGCGTAGCCGGTCTTGGCCATCTGCGCCGACGCGATGAGATCCTTGACCGCCTTGGGCGACAGGTTCTCCACGGCCTTGCCGTAGTTCTCCGCACTCCAAGCCTCGAAGGCGTCCATGGCCTGGGTGATGAGGCCGCCAGCGGGGCCAGCCGCTTCCGCGATCTCGCGCCCAGTGGACTCGGCGCTCGACTTCTTGAACATGGCCGTGCCGGGGATGAGGTTGCCCAGGCTGAAGCGGCCAGAGAAGTCCAGCGAGAAGTGGGATGAGATCCCGTACAGGAACAAGTCGCCCAGAGACTTGCCCAGGATGTCGTAGGCCACCTCGCGCTTGATCCGCTTCATGTTGGTGTCGCGGCCGAAGATCTGCTGCCCGATCGTGTCGATGATGTCGTCCAGGTCTTGCGCGAACGGCAGACCTTCCTGCCCCGACATGAGAACCAACACGGCCAGCATGATGAGCGCCGCCCGCTTGCCCTCCGGCCCGCCGTAACGCCACATGCGGTTGACCAACTCCACGATCATGATCGGGTACTGCTTGAACGTCAGCAGCACCCGGCCGATGGAGCCACGGGCCCAGTTCGGGCGGTTGACCTTGTTGTAGATGCCCTGGGTCTCGTTGACCGCTCGCACCGCGAAAGCGTAGGGGCTGACGTCTCCGTTGGCCTCGGCGAGGTTGTAGGCGGCGATGAACGTGATCTTGCGGTTGAACCGCTCGGCCATGGAGAACATCGAACCCCACAGCGTCAGGAAGGCGTTGATCCGCGCCCTGGCGCTCTCACGGCCGGCCTTGATCCTGTCTCTGCTGCCAGGGATCCGACCGAGCGCCGACACCAGTTTGGCTGCGATGCTCTGCGCGCCCAGGCTGTAGAGGTGGAAGATCTCCTGGGCGTCAACGATGCCCTCCTGGCTGGCGCGCTTGAGCGCCCGCTTCAGGCCGTCGTCCTTGATCTCCTTGCGCCCCATGGCGTAGGGCATCGCCTTGCCCATGAACTCGGTGACCTGAGCAGTGCTACCGAACTTGGTCAGGTACGGAGCCGTGACCATGAACGGCTGCGACAGGTTGACGACCATGGCCGCCACCGAGCCGCCCAGGAACCAAGCGAACATCACAGCCGACACCGGGGCGGCCGGGTCGTTGGGGTTCATGACGAACTGCTGCAGCTTGATCGCCTCGTCCTTGACGTCACCCTTCTCGGCCGGGATGTACTTCACTGCGTTGGTCAGGTCGCGCAGGTAGTACCGCTGCGCCGCGTACCGGCCGTTGCTGGTGATGAAGTTGGACAGCACCCGCGGCATGTCCTTGGAGTACCCGGGCACGCCCTTGCGCTGCAGCCGGCGCTTGAGCGCAGACCGCTCCGACACCGCCTGCTGGTAGTAAGTCCGCATCACCTCCTTGGCCCCAACAGCCTCGGCAAACAGCGCCAGCGTCTCCGGCGAGATGCCGGCGTACATCTCGTGCTTGAGTTCGCTTTCGGTGCCCTTGCGGATGCGTACCTCGGGCTGGCCTTCGTACATCAGCATGGCCCGGGCGTAGGCCTCCTGGGCCTCAGCCTCAGTCTCGAAACGCTCGAACGACAGCGTTGCGGGGCTGCCGTCGTCGTCGCGCACAACCTTGCCCGAATCCGGGTCGATGATCTCGACCTGGACCGTGTACTGCCCGAAGCGCATCAGCGGAGCGTAGCCGGCGTTCTTGAGCGCACGGCTCAGGTTGAACACCGTCTCGATCCGGCGCTGCGTCTGCAGGTAGCTGTCACGCGATGCTTCAAGGTCGGCCTTGCGATCCAGGGCGCCGAGTTCTTCGGCCCTGGCGATGGACGTCTCCAGGGTCTTGAGCAACCGGTTCAGTTGGGCCGCAATGATGCTCTGCGCGCTCTGCGGATCGTCGATGATCTGCCGGCGCACGTCCTTGGACACGAAGCCCTGCGCCAGCGAGTACGCTTCTGCAGACGCCATCTCGTCCAGGCTGACGTCGATCGCTGCACGCGCCTCGTTGTAGAAGCGGATGCCCCGGTCGCTCAGGTCGAACCGGGTGCGCAACTCATCGTCGGACCACGTCTTGCCCTCCAGCACCGAGTTCCCGTCCAGGGTTCCGGCGAACAGCGCATTGGCCGCGCCCTGCATGTCGGCATCATCGACCCGGCCCTTGGCCAGGGTGCGCGCTGCAGAGACGATGTCGTCCACTCGCGGCAGCAGGTTTGGGGCCATCTCGGCCGGCCGCAGGGATGACAGAGACACTTGGTTCTGCATCGCGTTGGCGTAGGCGAACACCTTGCCGAACTCCCGGTCCTTCAGCGCCTTGTTGAACTGGGTCGAGAG